TAATCCTTGCTCAATGCGAACATTCTTTAATTCTATCTCTGCATCATTGAGGCTTATCTCTAGTGCGTTCTTTTTATTTACAAATTCTTCTGTAGTTATTTTCTTTAACGCAATATCTTTGTCAGCTTGTTCTAGCCCCCTTTGCAAACCCTCTATGGTCTTGGGCAGTGATGTGCGTAATGAGTCAAGTTCTTCTGCTGTTTTTGCGCCTAGAGTTCTTGCACCCCTTTGATTAAGCAAGGCAACATCTTCTGCTGTTGCATCACCTAATGCTCTAGTAAACTCATCAACTTCGTTCTGCGTTTTAGTTATCACGGAAGACCTGCGCCTAGCAGGTATAGAAACCAAACTGCCAATAGTACCGCCAATAACAAAAGCAGAGCCAACATTAACAGCAACTTCAGAGGTTGTTGCTAATGGGTCAAATGGCGCACGAGCAACTTCTAATCCTACTTGTGTTAAACCAACACCAGCACCGCTACGCAAAAACTGACGCCCAACAGTAGCGGCCGCACCACCAAAGGGAAGCGCAACAAGATTAACAGGGTCAAAGATACCAGCACCTAAATTAGCTAAAAACGATGAATCAGCTAAAACTTGTCTGCGTCTTAGGTTTTCATCTATCTGCATTTTTAAGTCAGCCATGTGTTCTGGATTTAACGCATCCATAAGCGTATGCTGATATTGTTCATAGCCATCAATATCATCAAGTGGATTGTAACCTGCTTGACGCTTTGTGCCATAGGTTACAGTGTTTCTAATGGCATCTAGAATAGGTGCGTATTGATAACCTATAGAAGCTGGAACAGTATCTTTCCAAAACTCAGGCTTTTCTTCTGGCTGTAATGCCTGTCTAGATTTTACATCAACAGGCAATAAAGCTGGCTGTGTTGTGTTCCATACGTTTAATTCCATTAATTAAACCTACCTTCAAACATCTGCTCATCTGTAGGCAACTCACCCTCTATTTCTGAAAGTGCCTTTTGACGCTTGCCTTTTATTTCAGCTTTCTTTTGCGAAGTTGCAATTTCTTGGCTTTGACCTAAAGCTCTTTGAGCCGCGATAGCTTCTTTTGCAATAGATGTTGTTACGACAACTGGCCCATTTTCATCAGACAAAAATACAATTTCCCCATTTTTATCTTCAACAACAGCCATGTAAGTAAATGTTTTAATGTCTTGCATGACAGGTTCAGCTTTACCTTCCACGCGAGTTTCAACTTGGACCACATCAGGAACTGCTGGATTTGTAGTAACAGGTACTAATTTAACTATTTTAGTTTTGTCTATACCTATAGGTTTTTTAGTAAAAGCGTATGTTCCATTTCCAAATCTTTTGTTTAACATCATTTGTACTTCACGAACAAATATCCCTTGCTCTTTTGGGTCTGGCAAAGTTCTAGCAATAGCAAACATTGACCTGTCACTTGTTTTATTATGACGGTCAATAACAAGACCATCAGTTTCTATGTAGGTAGTTTCAAACAAAGCATTTACTTGTTTATCTATTTCTTTGAATGTCATGCCAGAAGAAGCCATGTATTGAACAAGAGGACTTGCTAACTTATGCATTGTGTAATCATCGCCAAACTTTGATGATAAATACGAAGTTAGTACAGTGCTACCTTTTTTAGCATCTTTATTAAACTCACCAAACTGCGTTAATAAAGTTTCATTAACAAGTTCTGGATTTTGAAAATCCTCTCTAAGTGATGATGCTAGTTTAACAAGGTTTGTAGAACCTTTTACTTTAGATAAAGCTGATAAACTTCTAAAAAACGCATCTTGCTCTTGTGTCAAACCGCCATCAGAGGTGAGAACATTAATTTGTTTAGAGCCAATTTGAGCAGTCGATAATTTATCATAATGACTTAATAAATTAGTTAGCTGGTCATTGTTCATTGGGCGTAAATTAAAAGCGTGTTCAAACGCTGTTAAAAAACTTTCTGGCAAAACCCCTTTGAATTGTATTAATCTTTGAAGTGCAGAATTGTTTACTGATTCTTCAGTCATATAATACCCAATCATATCTGGGTTTGGTTCGTTTTTTAATGAATCAGTATTTTGAGCAACTACTACGTCTGCGGCTTGTTGTGTTAATGTTGCACTTGCATCAACAAACCTATCATCTTGAGAAAGTTCACCAACTCTAATATCTAGTGCGGTAGCTTTTTTTTGTGTTTCTTCTGTGTTTCCTAAATCAACTCTTAACTCAGTTGCTTTGGCGATAAGTGGGTCAGGGTTTTCTTTGTATGAATCTGAATCCAAAACCTCTTGAACATAAGGACGCAAAGACTCTGGGACATCACTAAGAACTCTGCCAGCAGATAAAGAACTTTCAATATCAGAAGCAACATCAACATTCATTGAAACTGTTTTACCATCTTCTCCTTCATCTTCTGATTTAATTTCAAAAGTAGCGTCAGCATTTAGAACGCTTTGCAATATGCTAGTTGGCAATGCCGCTTGTATCTCTCTTACCCTTGAACGTCTCTGTTCGTCAGTAAAAATACCAGCATCCACAGCAGTGTTAAGGGCATTAATTTGCTCATCAACAACAGCTTGTATATGCTTTCTTGGTATTGAGTTAGCATCCATTAAATCAGAGCCAGCACCTTTGGCTATTGATTGAATAGTTTCTACAACAAACTGATTGTCTTTAGTTAAAGCACCTTGCTCTTGTTCAACTATACGAGCTTGCCTTTGAGTCAGAAGGTTTAGCTTGGTACTAGCAATGTAGGCCGCACCAGTGTCACGCACCATATTCTGAAAGCGTGAGTTGGCGTTCTTGGTCATTTGCCCAACGTAGTCTTCCATATCAACTGCGTATTTTTCAGGGCCTTGTGGGTCGTTTACATATTTAAGATAGGTTTCGTTTGCTTTGTCGCGTATTTCTTGCTCAACAGAACGAATGTATCTGCGGTCAAGCGTTTCTTCGAAGGCGGCTTGGGCAACAGTGCCAAAACCAGAAGGGGCTTGATAAGCAATAGGCTGTCCTGTTGCTGGGTCTATTGTGCGTAAACGCTTGTCGCTCATATTCTCAGCGACTTCTTTACCAGCTTTCTTTGCCTCTATCTCTGCGCTTTGAAAGGCTCTTGCGGTAAGTGTATCTGCGGCTTGAGAGACAGTATTCCATAACTGTTCTTGACCAGTATCAACACGAGTGACACCAATCTTCTGGTTTCTAAATTGAATTTTCTCTCTAATTACAGCCATAATTAAATACTCTTTACGTTGTCTTTACTGAGCCATAGTCGTGCAGACCAGAGGCTAGAGTTGATATGGCTTGTATCTGGTAAGCCCTTCGTCTTGTTTCACCGCCATACCTAGCCATACGCCCTTGAAACGCTAACTGTGCGCCTTCTGCAAAGCCTTGTGCGTCTGAACGAGCAACATCTGTGTAGGCTACCTCACGTTGCTTATTGAGGAACGCCTGAACTGAACGGTCGCTTGGGTCGCGTCCAGAAAAAGCAAACCAAGCCTGATTGCTTGCTCTTGCAGAATCATAGGCCGCAAGCCTGTCATTGTGACGCTGTAGCGTTTCAATCTCATTCTGCCTACGCTCTTGTTCATACATTGCTTGCTGTAAGCGACCTTGTTGTGCCGCCGCTTTTCCAGCTTGCATTTGACCGTAAGCACTAAATGCCGCACCTGCTAAAGCTACAAATTGCCACATTAGAAAGATACCTCCGCAACTATCCCATTGATTTGCAATGGTAATGGTGCTGTTTGAGTTATTGTTATTGTTGGGTCTTTACTATAACCCAACAGCCTAAATTCTTTTTTGCCTGTAACTGGTATTCTGTCTTGGCTAAAGTTGCTTGTTACAGTGCGTATAATAAGCGGCTTGTTATTTACAGACACAGATAATGTAGAAAGCAAATCAAGCGTAACTCTGTTTATTGAACGAGGCTCACCAGTTAGAGGGCCATTAGAAACAGTAGCGTCAAATGGAAGCGTCTCTGCCTCAACATCAAAAGCTAAACCTATTTCTGCGCTGGTAATAGATTGTACAGCAGATACATCTACATCACCACCAGCTACTGTAAACTGTCCTAGATAGTCAGTCCCATTAACCACATCAACAACTGCTCCGTCAGCAAAGTGACTAGATACATCAAAAACGCCAGCAGTTCCAGTAAACTCATCAGAAAAGTCCAAGTTCAAGTCAGCATCAAATTCCATCAAAATAAATTTATCTGTGCCAGCACCAGTATCATATTGCCCTATGATAAAGACTCTATCATCTACTGTGCATAATGAATGAAACTTTCCGCTAGTAGTCCACTGTGACCATCCAGCCCTTTGTTCTGCTCTACTAGATGTAAACACTGCGAGAGTACCATCATTGTTGAGGAGGAACGCATAAGATTCTGGGCGATTGATAGCCCCTCGCAGTATCGTCATCTGCACTGGTTCTGTTATCAAATGACTTGATAAGGCAGATATGGCAGTTGTTACATAAGCGGCCTCTGCATCAGAGTAGATATACTCTCTAAGAACAGAGCCAGTTTTCTGCACAAATAGTGTAGCACCATCTAATGATTGAGGTCTGACAAAACTAGCACCATAAGGCGTTTGTCTTTTAATTTGTGCATTAGTTGGTGTGATTGGTTTTTCAGTAAATGCTGGAATATAAAATTCAGATGTACTGCTAAATATCTGTAGGTCACGATTAGACACAATGTGGCGCACAGTGTTGATTTCACCAATACTTGCAGTAAGGTCTAACGCATCATTATCTTCTGCATCGCCAACATCAAAGTTAAAGTATGCCGCAGATTGGCTTGCCCATATTCCGTCTGGCTGACCAATAGTTCCACCAAACCACAGCCTGTTCTCGTGAAACGCAACCGCCCCCGGATATCCTCGCAATGCGCTGTATGATTGTTCTGACCACTCAGTAGTTGGTGCATGAGTGGTTATCTTGGGTGAGCCACCGCCAATCTCGGAGGAGTTAGCGTTTTGACCAGCGGTGACTACTATTACGTTTTTGTTTCTTACTTCTTGGACGGTTCTTGTTCCATTGATTTGATTAGAAGATATGCCGCCTACCGAACCTGCATGAGCGATTGTAATTGAATCACCAACAACCAGTCCATGCAATGCAAAGGTAATCTCAATATCTGAAATACCGTCTGTTGTTTCTATTGCGTCTGCATCTAGGTGTACAGTAAGTTCATCTGTAATATCACCAGTTGCTTGTGTGGCAGACTGCACAGAAGTAATGACAATCTCATTGTTATGATAACGAAGCGTTGTGCCTACGTGCTTTGAATCAGGATAATTACCGCCAGATTGTGTTCCAGTTGTGTCAAAATAGTTTGCGCTTGTTGTCACAGTAATCCCAGTACCGCTACTAGCAGATGGGTCAAGCGTTACATTTAATCCCTGAAATGAGTAATAAGGTTGATTAACTCTATAGCCATCAGCACTTTCTTCAAACTCAAAGGTCTGTACTTCAAAGTCTGTTAAGCTAGTACGCACAAGTTTACGCACCATAAAGGTTTGATGCGCTAAAAACATAATATCCCCTGATTGGGCGTATGTGACCTCAGGAATGATATCATCAGTAATTGGCAGGGTAGCACTGTCTACATCAGCAGTTATGGTGCTGACGAGGCTTACAGCCCCTGTAGTGGGGTTAATTTGAAACACTCTAATCTTTTCATGCTCAAGCGATACAATATAACGCTCATCATCAGAAAAAATAAACGGTATAATTCTGTGCTGTTGTGTCTTAGTTGAGTCTACAGTTGTGTCAAACTCGTAGATTTTGCGTGTGCCATATCTTTTCAGCAAGCCACCTTCACTGCGTAAGAAAAAGTTCTCAACCTTCTTTGCCGCATTTTGGTAAACTTTTGTATCAGTTCTTGAGATAAGAGATGGGCTTATTTCACCAAACTGAAAGTTGCTAACAGGTATCTTAATACTTGGCATTAGCTACGCCTTTCAGCAATAAACCTCGATGTAACTAGCTTTCTAGCTGTTTGCTGTTGTGAGTCTAGGCTTCTAGCTTTTGCCATAGCTTCATTAGCTTGTGTCTTCATAAGACTGGCAAGGCTAGAGTCTCTAGCAATAGATGTTGCAAATACAACAGCCAAAGCATACTCAACAGCTAATGTAAAATAAGAAGGCCAATCTTCTTCTTCTGCTCTATAGGTATAATCTGCAATAACCACATCACTTGGGTCAGTATCTGCAAATACTTTAGAGCCATAAATCTGATATTCTATTGGTAGGTCTTGTACTGTAACAGCGTGTAACATAAGCAAATCATTAGGTAACTGATAGGCTCTGTCATAGCGTCCAGTAGGTGCGGCAGTTAATAAATTTAATACAGCTTGGTTTGTAGAAAAACGCCAGCGAGAGTTTACCAAAGCGGCTCTAGCTACGTCCTCATACATATTGACCGAGACTAATGCCTCGGTTGTTCCATCGTTGAAAGATGTAATCGGGTCTGCACCTATGAGTATTAAGGCTCTGGCGCAAATGTCGATTGGTGAATCTGCTGTAGTGCTTGCCATACGGTGATGGGGGGCTTACACCCCCCACTCCCTTATTATTAGTCAGAGTCAGTAGCTGTAACAGCAACACCATTAACGATGTCGATGTTAGTGCCATCGCTCTGGTTACAGTATGCGGTTGAAACTACAGGAGTACCGCCTGTTGATGAAACGACAAACATAACATCATTTTTGTTAATCATGCCAATTGCATCTAGGAAGTAATCTTCAGTGTTAATATCAGCAATAGTATCTGCGCTTGTGTAAATCCACATACGCTGTGCTGATGAACCGCCAACTAGGGTTAGACCATCTGCGGAAAATGCCATAATCT